TAAAAAAGCCAAAAATAGAAGACATACAGATTGATAAAGCTACTATTTCAAAGAAATATAAAGAATATGTAACATTTATTAATATGGCTGTAAAAGAACAAGATCTAGACAAATTGAAACGTTTGATAAAGCGGTTATATGAAATGCGTGAAGCTGGATTGGCTAAAAGTGGAGAATACAGCACAGAAAACTTAGTGTTCAAACTTTTGAGATCCAGTGGGTACGTTAATCAACTAAAAGACGCGATAAATAATATCACGGATAAAAATTTGAGTCATATTTAAAAAAAGTTAATTAAAACATAAATTCTTTTATATTTATAATCAATAACATAAGGTAAAAATATGGCAGAACTACTAAATCCATCAGAAATTTTTTCAACAGCTTTTGAACCAAAAGTAAAGAATCGTTTTATTCTTTACGTTGATGGTCTTCCATCATTCATTATTAAAAAGGTCAATCGTCCTAAGTTAACACAAGCTAAGAAAGAACTTGACCACATGAACATAAAAACTTACTACAAAGGTAAGAGTGTTTGGGATGATATCAGTATGGAACTTTATGATCCAATTGTACCATCTGGCGCTCAAGCTGTAATGGAGTGGGTTCGTTTGCATCACGAATCAGTTACTGGTCGTGATGGTTATCAAGATTTCTATAAAAAAGATCTTACTATTAACGTTCTTGGCCCCGTCGGCGATAAAGTGGAAGAATGGACACTAAAGGGCGCATTCATCACAAGCGCTGATTTCCAAGAAATGGATTGGAGCGATGATGGTGCCGCTCAAATGATTAGTTTAACAATATCAATCGATTACGCAATTCTTCAGTATTAAGATTTGGTAACCAAATTAAAAAGAACCCCACATTTATCTGTGGGGTTTTCTATTTATTAACATATGCAAATGGGCAAGAAAGTATTCGTCATTTATCCTGGTAGATTTCATCCTTTTCACACAGGTCACAAGGGTGTATATAACTATTTAAGCACCAAATTTGGTGGCAATGACGTATACATAACAACTACCGGAGTAGTTGAATTGCCAAAGTCGCCTTTTTCATTTGATGAGAAAAAAGAAATGATGATGGCAACTGGTATACCATCCAATAAAATACTAAATGTCAAAAACAACTATAATTTGCAAAGTGTATCAAGTCAGATACCAATCAATGTAGAACGTGACAGTATTATTTTTGCGGTTAGTCAAAAAGATATGGCTGAAGATCCAAGATTCAAGAACTTTGTCAAAAAAGATGGATCTCCTTCGTATTTGCAGCCAATACCAAAAAATGAAAGCAAATTGGAACCAGCAATTAAACACGGTTACTTAATTACAGTGCCAACAACAGATTTTACAGTATTAGGATTACCAGCAAGAAGTGCAAGTCAATTAAGATCTCAGTATTCAACACTAAAGCCCGAACAACAAAAAGCATTTATTGTGGATCTATTTGGTAGTTATAATCCCAAGATACATAAGATATTAAACAACAAGTTGGGTAACACCAGTGGTAAATTGACAGAAAAGCAAAAGAAGATATTAAAGAAATTGATTGTGGGTATCTTAAAAGAAGACGAAGCTAAAATAAATTCTGCCAAAGAAAAAAGAAATGCAGCTGAAAAGGATCTTCGAAATGCGGAACTCGACGGTGCTGAAGAAGATTTAAAAAAAGCAAATGATAATTTATCATCGGCTACGACTCCAGAGGAAAAAGCTGCAGCTGAGGCAAATGTAAAAATAAAGAAGGCTTCGGTGGATAGTAAAAAAGTTGCAGTACAATCAACGCCAAGTTAAATATAATAACTGAAAAGTTATATAATGTTCTATATATTGTTATAAAGTTATGAGTGACGAAATTATTATTCAAAAATTAAAACAACAACATTCAGCTGCTCCCACACCTGTAGCTACAAGTTATCCATCTGAAACAATTGATTTGCCATCAAAGGGTTATTTTTATGATGAATCTAATCCATTGAGCAAAGGAACCATTGAATTAAAGATGATGACTGCTAGGGAAGAAGATATTCTGACCAATGAAAATTTCATCAAAAACGGTACCGTATTGGATAAATTGATGGAAAGTCTAATTGTTACGCCCGGCGTAAGAACTCAAGATTTGTTAATGATTGATAAAAATTCTTTATTTATCGCTGCTAGACGATTGGCATATGGTGATAAATATGGACCAGTAAAGATTGAATGTAAAAAGTGTAATACCGAAAACAAAACTTATATTGATTTAAGTACATTAAATGAAAAAGAAACGGATTTTAGTAAGTTTCAAAAAGGTACCAACGAATTTGAATTTGAGTTTCCATTCAGCAAGAGACGAATCACGTTTAAACTGATTACGTCAGGTGATCAAGAAAGTATTGATCGTGATATTAAGGCTCTAACCAAGATTAAAAAACATTCTAGCACCGAAGTTACTACTAGACTTAAAAAGTTGATCGTCAGTATTGATGGAAAGCCTGATATAGCGGCTATTAATAAGTTTGTTGATAATGAGCTACTATCAAAGGACAGTATGGCGTTGAGATCTTATGTTAAAACAATTGCGCCTGAATTGGATATGGGTTTTGACTTTGTATGTGAACACTGTGGTGAGGTGGAAAGGATGGATGTACCTATGACGGTACAGTTTTTTTGGCCTGAGTCCTGAATATAAGGTACAAGTTCACAGTCAAATATTTGAATTGAGTTACTTCTCGCAAGGAGCTGTAAATGTACAAATTGCGTATCAATTACCCGTGTTTTTGCGCAATTTTTATTATGCTCAATTAGCAAATATAAAGAACAAAGAAAGTGATAGTTACAAGGAACCCACTAAAAAGTCGGGTAAAGTAGACAGGCCTTTTTAGTGTAAAATGATATAGTTGTCATATTTATATATTATATGGCAACACAACCATTTGATGAAAAGGCCGCAGCGGCCTCAAGAGAGTACTTAAAGAACTTAATTGATATAAAATCGGAAATCGGCCAAACACTGGACGATTTACGCAAAATAACTGTCGCTGAACAGAACAATGTGGATATAGCCAAATCTTTGGGGCAAGTGTATAAAACACAACAAGATAAGATTAATGAACAGTTAAAAGGAAAAAGTCTACAAGAACAAATGTCATTGAAACTTCAAAATTCCGAAATGAAAATAGAGGAATTATCATCGGCACGTATCAGTAGCCACAAAACATTATTGAAGTTAGGTCGGGATTTATTAACATATAATGCTGAGCTGGTTAATTTGCAAGGTAGTAATGCTCTGAGCTCAGAGATTAAGGCTAAGATAAATTTAATTGAAGAAACAGAAACTCAGTTAAATTTAGAAAAGAAGTTATTAAGCAATAGTGGTTCCCAGTTAGCATCGTTAAAACTACGTAATAATTTATTAAAAATAGGAAATGATTTATTAAATGTGTATAACAAAGCGTTGGAGATGGGCGTGCAGTTGTTAAACAAGATGGGTGATTTGGCAGGAAGTTTAATGGCTAAACTAAATATGCCTACTACAATAGTTGGCACTTTTACAAAAATATTAGACATATTTAATGAAATTGATACTGCTGCTACAAATGTGAGACAGAAATTTGGATTGTTACCTAGTCAGGGTGCAATTTTTGAAAAAAATATACGTGAAGCTTCTATTCAGTTAGCTGAGTTTGGTATAAATGCTGAACAACTTGGTGGTACAATGAAACAAATAGGTTCAACTTTTACAAGTTTGCAATCTATGGAGAAAGGATTGGTAAAAGATGTTTCGATAATGTCTGCTCAATTCGGTATATCTGCAGAAACAAGTGCTAAGTTTTTACAGACATTGGGCGGTGTATCTGGTAAAAGTGCAATGGCCAAACAAAATATGTTAGGATTGGCAAAATTTGCGGCGAATGCTTATGGTGTTGGATTAGATGATGTGATGAGCGATGTTGCAAACGCATCTGACGCGGCTAGAATGTATGCTGGTAAAAACGCAGATGAACTGGTTAGAGCTGCAGCTCAAGCTAGACAGATGGGTACTACTCTTGATAATATGGCAAATACCGCAAAAGGTTTGCTTGATTTTGAAAGTAGTATTCAATCCGAATTAAAAGCTAGTGCATTGATTGGTAAAAATATTAATTTTAATGAAGCTCGCAGATTGGCATTTCAAGGCGATATTATTGGGGCAAATAAATTAATATTGGATCAAGCTAAAAAAATTAAGTTCAATCAGTTAAATCCAATTGCACAAGACGCGTTTGCAAAAGCTGCTGGTAAGACTGTAAAAGAATTGCAAGAAATGTTAAATGCTGAAGAAAATCTGAAAGAAGCATTAAAATCAAAAGATCCATTGGTAAGAGCCGAAGCGGAAAAGAAAAAACAAATGGCAGAAATGATGAAGAAAGATCCTATAGCTGCTAAAAAAGCTGCGCAGGCTGAATATGAAAAAGGATTGATTCAAGAAAAAAATCAAACCAGAATGAAACAATTGCAAAATGAAATTAATGCAATTTTTATGGAATTTATTGGGCCTATATTGGAAGGAATAGGACCAATATTTACAGAGTTATTAAAGTATATAAAAGATAACAGAGCTCAAATTAAAGAATTTGCTCAAGAAATAGGTAAAGCATTTTTAATATTTAAAAATTTAGAATATATTGCACTCATTTTTAAAAAAATAGATGATGCGATCACGGGTACTACAGAGTCAATCAAAGCTGCAAAATCTGTATTTACAAACTTTAAAAACGCATCAGTGGAGTTTTTTACAATTTTTAAGTCTGGTACCAGCTCTATTGCCAACTCTATTGGCGGGGTAATAAAATCAACTTTAAAATGGTTAACCACCAGTGGTAGTCTTAAAAATTCAATATTAAATGTGGCTGTAAAAATTGATGATATAGCTATAAAAATTATGAAATTTTCAGATGTTATAAAAAATTCTGGAAATGGTTTTCAAACAATGGGTAACGTTGTTGGTTCTATAGGAAAAGGAGTGGGTTCAATTGCAAATGGTTTTTTAAATACAGCAGGCATAGTTGAAAAAATAACCAATAAATTTTCTATTTTTGCAAAGATGGGCAGTAGTATTGGCAGTATCGGTGGTAAAGTTTCCGGAATATTTAGTGGATTTAACCAGATATTTAATGTTAGTGGTAAAATAACAGGTGTGTTGGGGAGTATAAAAAACGTATTAATGGTACCTTTAAAAATGCTCGGTAGTGTTGGTAAAGCAATTGGTGGTCTGAGTGGAGTTAGTAAAATATTTACATCATTTGGACCGCTTTTTGGAGGAGTAGCTAAATTTTTGGGACCGATAGGCATTGTTATATCCGTAATACAAGGCGGTATAGCATTTTTCAAAGCATTTAGTGAAACCACAGGTACTACCAGTCAAAAAGCTGTAGCTGGATTAAAAGCTGTAATTAATGTTTTGGTGATTGAACCATTAAAAATGGTTTGGGATTTTCTTAAAAAGATACCATCGTTTTTAGCCAATATAGATTTTGCGGGAATACTTAAAGACGTAACCAATTTTTTATTAGACGGACTGACGAGTTTGCCTGATAAAATTGAAGAGTTATTTAGTGGTGGAGGAGGGGGAATTGAATGGGGTAAAATTTTTGCAAATATTGCAAGATTAGCAATTGAACTTATTGTTGCGGCTTTCGTAAAACTGCCTATAGCTATATATAAAACAGTGGGAAAATTAGGATTGTTGATTTTGAAAGCTTTTGGGTTGAATGCAATCGCTGATGGTATTGCATCTATAGCAGACACTTTATATACTACACTTAAATGGCCATTTGAAGCGATATATAATTGGGTAATGGACAAATTGGGTGGTAAATCTCCATCGAAAATTGGTTTAGCAATTGTTGATGGTATTAAATCTGTAGTAGATATGTTATTTGATGTACTTACATATCCATTTAAAAAAGCCGCTCAAATTATACCTGAGCTGATTGATATTATAAAAACAACTTATATTTATGCTTTTAAATCTATAGTTGATACATTGTTTGAGTTAATAACATATCCATTTAGAAAAGGATTTGATTTGGTGAAATCAATCATAAGCGAAGTAATCACATTTATCAAAGATATATTTAGCGGCGCTTTTACATTCTTAGTTGACGCTTTCAAATCAGATTCAGGCGCAATGTTTGATTTGATTACAAATTCATTTAGAAAAGCATTTGAGTTGGTAAAATCAATCATAAGTGAAGTGGGCGCATTCATCAAAGATATATTTAACAGTGCTTTTACATTCTTAGTTGATGCTTTCAAATCAGTGTCAGGCGCAATGTTTGATATACTTACATATCCATTTAGAAAAGGGTTTGAGTTGGTAAAATCAATCATAAGCGGGGTGGGCGCATTGATCAAAGATATATTTAGCGGTGCTTTTACATTCTTAGTTGATGCTTTAAAATCGGTGTCAGGCGCAATGTTTGATTTGATTACAAATGCATTTAGAAACGGATTTGAGTTGGTAAAATTAATTGTATCCGAGTCGGGGTCGTTTATTAAAGATGTATTTAGTTTATCTTTTGATTTTATAATCCAATCACTTAAAAAAGTAGTTGATGTGATGTTTGATTTGATTACGTATCCATTTAAAAAAGCATTTCAACTAATAAAGTCTGCTGTATCGGAAGTTGGATCTGTTCTAAAAGATACATTCAGTGGGGCTTTTACATTTATTATTAATGCGCTTGAAAAAGTGTGGGAAAAGTTAAAAGGCGTGGGTGGATTTATAACTGACTTAGTAGGAAAAGGATTTAGTTTTGTTGGTAAAATACTTGGTGTTACTGATGAACCTACTAATGAATCTACTGGTAAATCTGCAAAAGTTGATGAAAAAAACAAAGGACAAGGTTTACAAACCGATTCTATTATTAATGCAATTGTAAGTTCCAACAAAGCGGTGGTTGAAAAACTGGATAAACTAACATCAATGATGGCATCTGGTCAAATTGCTGTATATATTGATGGACAACGTGCAAATCAACTATTGGCAACAAGTAATTCAAAATTTGGTTCATTTGGTCAAGCAACAACCAATTAATCTAATATTTATAATTAATGGCAAATAGTAATACATATTATGGCGCAATAGGCAATGATGGTGCGCAGGTTACCACACTTTCTAATATACAAGGTGCTGGTTTATCTTTACCGTTAAATACTGAACAGTATATAAATCTAAGAGCACCTGGTAAATTAGAAACGTTATTTAACACTAAAAATAACAGTGACGTATTATATAACAAAAATAAACCAATTGATTTATACGCTAAAGGATTAATTAGTAGTGAATTGGCACCCCCATTCTACGCGAATCCGAATCAAGGTCAACGTCAAAAGATAAACGCTAGTAGATCGTTTCCTATACAATCCGCCTTAAGAGATGGAACTCGTATCAGAAGATTTTTGGGATCTGGTAAAGGTGGCGCTTTTTTAACAAAACAAATAATACTACAGGGATTTGCTTCGTTTGATGAAACGAAGATATATAATCCAGCAAGTCCTCTTTTAGCCGCAGTTAGATTATCAACATTTGGCGCTATAGAAAGGCCAACCAGATTTATAGATAGCAGTAACCTTGTGGGTGGTTTAATGGGGGCCGCTGGTCTCGGTGGCATTACCAAAGCTATTGGTGGTTTGTTTGGTGCTACTGAAGGAAATCCATCGCCGCCTCGCAGTAGTGTGGCTAGTGCTGCTAGTGTACCTAAAGGTGGATTGGGTGGATTCTTCAATTTTACGGGATTGTTTGGTGGTGGCGATAAAGCAGATCAAGTAATGCCTATTACAGGTCGTGATGGTGTTAAAGGATTATTAAGAGGTAACACAGCTACCTCTGCTTATAACAACAAACGATACAAGAGTTTGATGAGTAATTCCGCTGGTAAAGGTGGATTTTTTGGTAATCTATTAAAAGCAGCTGGATCATTTTTAAAGAACAATACGATTCTAGGTGGATTGTTGCCACCTACTCAACCAATAGCAGGATTAAATTACAGAGCGGACGAAGATACATATGATCTGATGTTGAATACTAATAGATGGAGCAACTCTATTACACATGATACGTCGGGAGGTAAAAAAAGTGCCAATCTAAATGTTAATGTAAATCAAGGTAATAATTTATTGTTTACAGGCACGCAGCCAAAAACAAAAGGTGGTTTTATTGGTGGGTTGTTAAAAGCTATTGGATTGCAAAAAATAACAGGCGGTAACAGTAGTGGCACAAGTGGAATGAGATTCTTTGCTACACCGTTGACAAACATCGTTTCTAAAAGACTGAGATTATATGTTCAGAGTAATAAAAATTTAAGAAACAATAGTTTTCTATCAGTTACATATTCGACTACTCCTGGTGTTGGTAAATTAACCGATTCATATACAATTAATAACGTTGAAATCAGTTCTGTGGATGGGGCTAACACCAATCGTTACGGTGATTTAGTTAAAATAGATGGTGATGTAGAATATAGCGATCAATTATTAAATTATAAGCAATATACAGATCCGCAATTATCTGTAAACTATCAACGTACACTTTCAGATAAAACAGATAAAACAGTACAATATCTTCAAGATTTAAACGTTACTTTAAAAAATAAAATCGCTGGAACAGATAATTTAAAATATGCCCATTATCCAGCATTTGGAAAAATACAACAAAATGTTACTGATGATGTAGGTTTTAATTATTTGGCAAAAGTAAAATCGGACAGAACGAACCCCGAAGGATCTGACAGTGCAAATCAGTATACATATACAGGAAGAATAAGAGCAAATCCAGAAAAATTCCCAACCTTATTAGGAAAAAAAGAGGGTACTGATAGATTTATAAGACCCACCAATAATGTTGATTATGTTAATAGTCTGGGTGTGTTAAATGCTGATGAATTTGCTCAGAAATATAACGATCAATTCAATGGATTGGGCCCTGATTTGGTTAAGTTTTATTTCTATGATATTGTGAACAACAGATTTATACCGTTTAATGCTACGGTTAAATCATTACAAGAAAATAATGCCGCAACTTGGGAGCCAATTGAATATCTTGGCAGACCTGACAAGTTATATTATTACAAAGGATTTACAAGAGATGTTAGTTTCAACTTCAAAGTAGTTGCACATTCTGTTAAAGAATTATTACCTATGTGGCAACGTGTAAATTATTTGGTGGGTTTAACTAGACCTTCTAATTATACATCTACTATTAATGGTGGATTTATGATACCGCCTATGGTACAATTTACACTTGGTGACTTTTATAAGAATCATTGCGTTGTATTAAATTCTTGCAACGTATCTATACCAGAAGATGCATCTTGGGAATTGATCAATGAAAATACTGTGAAAAATCAAGACTGGAGTTATAATTTGGGAAATATATTTACATTTGGAAAGACTAGTATGAAAGGTAAAGTAGCTCAGTTTCCAAGAGAAGCTGAAATTAGTATCACAATGGCTATAATGGAAAAAGATAGACCAAAAACAGGAAGAGCTATCTGGGGTAATGCTACTGTTCCAACTATCACCCAGTCGGATATTGGAGAAACTGCTACGGTATCTACATTTGGCACAACTGATGTTTATGGCGGTAAAGATTATAATGATGCAGCTAACAATGATTTTTCAACGAATATGCGATATGATGTCGATATACAAGGAAATGAATGAGATATCAATTTACACCAACAGAAAAAAGATACGATGGCAAAATGGTATTTAAAACCACATATTATCCGAATATACCTGAGTCTGACGATGATCTGTATATTACAGCGTCCGATGAAGATTATTTAGACGCTTTAGCTAAAAAATACTATGGGGACGAAATGTATTGGTGGATAATTGCATTGGCTAATAACATAGCAGAGGGTAAATTGTCTGTTAATGCAGATAAACAATTACGAATACCAGGTAACTTACCAAATATATTGCAGAATCTTAAACAGATTAATAGTTAAGTTATATGGCATACGAGGAAGAAATCGCGGAAGAACCTAGATGGTGGGAAGTACAAAATATTCCCGTTTCACTGATTCGTGAGTTACGACGTAGAAAAAACACAAATAATGTTGGTTTCAACTATCCAAGTTCAGGAGATCCAAGTGGTGTAGTTTATGATTTTTTCAATAAACATGATCAATACAAAGGTCCGATGACTCCATGGATACGTGTATTTTCAAATGGTACTGGTATAGCGGGAAATGGATTGGTGCCACGTAGCACGATATTAAATAAAAATGGTAAAGAAAAGGCATATGATGGATTTTTATTTATGCCTGGTAATGGTTTTTATGAAGCATACGGATTCAAACAAGAGGGAAATATATTAAAACAAGATAAGGCTATCATTGGATACGAAGCCAATGGTGAACCACATTATATAGATCCTAAATATAGATCTCAATTTTCTTCCAAATGGCCAAGTACTTTTAACAGAAATGGCAAGATTATAGAAAGCGCACAGAAATCTGAAATATCTTCTGTATTACCACCGCCTAATTTAGATAGCATAGAAATAAAAACTAGCAAAGATATGTTAGCTTTTGTTACGATAAAATTCAAATGTTATGGATTGGCTCAATTGGAATATTTAGCACCATTCTTTTTAACACCCAGAATAAACGTATTTGTTGAAATTGGATGGAACTTATTTAATATCAATTCGTTGATCGAATTGAGTAATCCCGATGAATGTTGGTCTATTATACAACAACCACAAAAAGTGATGGATAGATGGTATCAATCATATGGTAATTATGGATGTATAACCGGTATTATCACCAAATATAATTTTGCCACTCAAGATGGCACCGTATATGATTGTAGCGTTGAATTAACTTCTCGACAGGCATTATTTGCTGGTATGCCGGCTGAAAATAATGTGAGTACCACTACAGAGACAAAGACAGATGCGACTGGAAAAAAGATTCCAACCGAAACCAAAGAATATACTGGGTTAAAAACATTCTTAAAAACAGGATTACCTAAGTTAAAACAAGTTATAGTTGATAGAAAAAACTTTATGGCGTATATCGCATCAAGCGGTATATCCAATTCAGATGATTATGATAATTCGATAAATCAACACTTCATACAAAACCAAAATTTTTACGATGGTAAAGTTGAAAATCGAATCTTTATAGGTAGAACTGATGCGACTAATGTATATAAAAAACCATCAATTCCAATTGGAGACGATAGTATATCATACAAATCTGTTAAAATTGGTAAGGTGGACTATAAAGCTGTATCATATAAAGATGATCGGTGTGATTTTGATACTAAGGGTGACGATGAAGTTTGGATGCAATTAGATTTTCTGTTTGAAGTTGCCAACAGATTCTGCACAGTTGTGTCAAACAAAACATTTACTATTAACGTCGATAAGATAATTAACGCACATCCAAATTTGATAAGTTGCGACCCTCACGTATTAATTCCAAATGGTATTGCTCCAAAATTTAATATTGGTAAGAAGTTACCGGATGAAAGTTATTTGAATACGATAAAAAATAATAAACTCGATCCAACAGCGCAGAGTCGAGTAGAAACAGAAATAAAATCGGGTGGTTATTTAAAAAATGGAGATGTAAATCAAAATAACTTTTTAAAATCTAAATATGATATAGAAGTGACCGATATAAATGATGAATTATATAGAGCTGCTAAAAAAGTTGAAACTGTATTTAAAACAGCAGGCGCTTATAGAGATAACTTAGATACCATTATAAACAGATTGTATTATGACATCGGAGCATTGAGTGAAGATAGTCCATCGGATAATATATCATTTCCTTTTATTTATGACAAAGAAGTTGAATTGAATGGGGATGAATTGGTATTAACCGATCCAAAAAAACAAAGATCAAAATCAATCAAACGAACATTTAAGAAATTTAGATATGGCAATTTAAAAAATATATACATCAGTAAAACTAAAGTACTTGAAATTACGGAAAATAAAGAAATTCAAACTTGGCAACAATTTGCAAACGCTGTATTAAACGTTATCAATGAAGCTTCAAATGGATTCTGGAAGTTTCAAATATCACAAGATGATTTGGGTGGATTATCAATACTAGATAACAATTATATTGATTTGGGTGATAAGGCTCCCAGTTTGAAAAAAGTATACGTATTTGATGCCGGCGGTACTGAATCGTGTATAAAGAGTATTAGTTTTGACGCGTCGTTAACAAATGAACAAGCTACATTAACACTGTTTCAAGCTGGTATAAATAAACCAGATGATTCTGATACATCTATGAGTGCAAAGAACGCAAGTATGCCATTAACTAGCTTCATAGATAGATTGGATAAATTCAATAAGGAGGAAGAAACGGGCACAGGTGAGAGCAATACTGTACCTTCACAAGACGAGCTTACAGTGGATCAAAATCCATTGATTTCCACAATACAAACTTATGGTAATATAGATAAAGTATTAACTATTACTAGTGCTTACGTAGCCCCAGGTGAAATTGCAAACGATGCTTCAAAGAACTACAAACAATTAAACTTGTCACCTGATTTGAAAGATAAGTTGGGTCAAATTATAGATGATCAAGATATAGAAAATAACTTGCCGTTGTATAGTGGTATATCTCCAAACTTTTCACTGACTATAACGTTTGATGGTATATTTGGATTTAGAATGTTTCAACACTTTGGTATTTCTAATTTTCCAAAACCATATATTCCTGAAAATGTTATATTTATGATAACCGATGTTACACATTATGTAACCGCTGGAAATGGTAAATGGGAAACTGTTGTGGGTTGTTTAGCTAGATGTGTAGCAGATCAAAATATTGAATTGGTGCCTGTATGACAATAAAAGATACGGATATTATAACCAAGACAAAATTAAATTTGGGTAATTTTAATATTAACCTACCAAATACATTTTTGCCAATGCCGACCGATAAAGACTACAAAGTTGGATACATAGAAAGATATGTAGTTTCTAAAATAAACTACAATGAAATAACTGAAGTTTCATCCGATGTATATAGTAAAATGGATAGTAACTTTTTTAAAAAAGTAAAATTCAAATGGAAGATTACAGGTGCATTAAATAGTAAATACGACGGTAAAATGTTATTGGAACAGGGAGTAATAGAATTCAACAAAAAGCAAGTGGAACAGATAAGCACCATAATTAGAGGTGCTAATGATGTTTTTTCAAATATTACTCAGTTTTACAAACAATAAAATTGACTTTCCATATTGTTGTTGTAAAATTAAGTTGTGGAGTATTCATCTAAAATTTATTTAAAATTAATTACAAAACACGATAATTATCATAACGCTTGTAATGATATTATTGCTGCTTTCATCTTTAATTTTAAAGATGGTACTAAACAATATTTAAATTTTGAACATAACGATTTACCTATAGATTGTACATTTAAAGAGTTTAAATCTGAGATTGAATCGCAAAATTTAATTGTGTATGTCAACAATAAAAAGACATACAAGTACTGGTTAAATTGCAATTTGATAGATGTTAATTTGTTTGGATTCATCGACAGCAATGAAATATTAGATGAAGTAGAGTGTTTGACTGAGAACTTTCTGAAATACAATTATCGTAATATCAATAACTTTAATTTGATATTACCATATGTTATACATCAACGAATATTTGACGTTGAGATAAAGCAAATTGAGACGTTGGGTGATAAAGACACAGACAATTATTGTTTCAAGTTTTTTAATAACGTTATATCTGACACTTTGTTTGAGGTGGAAAAAAATGGATTAAAAGTTGATACAGGCGTATTTTCAAAATACTTTAAAAGTAAAACATATAACAAATTCATATACACAAACTACAATATCTACAATCCTACTGGTAGACCAAGTAATGCATATGATAATATTAATTATGTAGCGCTCAAAAAAGATGATGGATCCAGAGCTAGTTTTGTGTCTAGGTATGGAGAATCTGGTCACTTAATGATGGTAGATTTTACCGGATTTCATCCGTACATTGTGGCTAATTTGATTGATTATAAAGTTCCTGAGAAGGAAACGATATATGAACATTTAGCCAAATATTATTTTGATGTTGACACAGTAACATCTGAAGATATAGCTAAATCAAAGAAATTGACGATGGTTAATCTATATGGACAAATTTCACAACAGTACTGTAACATTCCGTATTTCGCAAAGGTAAACGAATTAAAGGATAAGTACTGGCAAAAATTTGAAAAGAATGGATATATAACAACTCCAGTATATAAACGTAAAATTACAAATAAGCACATTATTGATCCCAACAGAAATAAATTGTTTTCTTATATAATTCAAGCTGCTGAGACTGAATATGGAATTGATAGTCTGAGTAAGTGTATTAAGTTTGTTAGTGATAAGAGAATTGTACCCATACTATACGTGTATGACTCAATTGTATTTGATGTACACAATGACACAAATAAACAAGAATTAATTGATTTGGTTGATATTATCAAAAACAAACGATTTAAAGTAAAAACCTATATTGGAAATAATTACAATGATTTGAAATTAGTCCAAATGTAAATATATTTATATGTATATTTATATTAGATGAACTTTAAATCATTAGTAAACGAAATTGGTTGTGATAGTCGTATCAAAAACGGAACATTGGATCTTAAAAATGAAGATCACGTTTTTGTATTGCAGGAGTACTTGGAGAAGGCTGGTTACGATATTAATGAAATTGTAGATAAAACAGCTAGATTATTTGAAGCTGGTAGATTTCCTGAAAGACAAGCATACAACAAAGACGGTATACTTGTAACGTTTCCAAATAAACAATATAGAGATAGAGCTGTAAACAAAGGAACTCACTTTGCTGAAAATCCTAAAAAGGCACAAACTAATATTTTCACTGCAGACGCTGAAAACGGAGCCGGTCAACAATCAGATTCCGACGAAGATAAAAAACAACCAGTTACACTGGATCAAACATTAGAAAAAGATATTGAGGGTAATAAAAATACAGACGAAAGAACACCAAGAGAAAAGAAACAAGATGCTTATGGAGTAGAGGCTATATTGATGGGACAAACTCCATTGGTAAACTATAGTGTTGATGAAGCCAAGAAATTTGGGTTTTATGAAAAAGGTTTTAATTGGTATGATACCGAGGGTGGTTTAGTTGGTGAACAAGTATTTGACGAATCTGTTGGAAAAATGATAATTCGACCTTTAATTGCAGAAACTCGTATTAAAGCTGAAAATGTTGATATTGATATTTTAAGAAAATTGGGATTGGAAAGATTTACAGATGATGAGATTATCAATAATCTAAATCAAAATGTATCAAATGTAACACTTTCTCCTGGTAGCAATAATAAATATGGTCTTACAACTCCTGTAAATTATATAGGATTGGAAAGTATATTAAAAAAAGAAGGTAAACTTGTAATTACATATGCTGGCACTTCGAAAAAAATAAGAACTGGTTCTAATATAAGAATAGTTGGCTGGTCAGCTGCTAAATCAATTTCATCTCCTGATTTTAAACGAGCTATATTAGTATATCAATTTTATATTAACAATCGTGACAAAGTCGAATTGGTAGCTAAACAAGCTAGAGGTATTGGTTATGAAGAACTACAAGTTAATAACTTAAATACGTGGTTCATAAAAAATGAAATAAAAGTGCCGTTAAGACTTTATATTTCAGATGAATTAAATGAATTTAGAGATACTGGTGTAAATGTAAATGATGCCCATAAAATTGAAGGTGTAGGTAAAGCTGATTTAGCACTGACGGAAAATTCTACAGATAAATTTTGGATATCATATAAACACGGCAATTATTGGTCCGAAGAAGGCGCTGCTACCTCTTTAGCTGCGGTACCATTTCAACAATATGGAAGTATAAAAAATCTTCATAGTAAACTTGGTAGTGAAAAGGGTAAATGGGCAGAAATCATAGCAAACTTTCTAGATAAAACTACGGAACAATTGCCTGATCCTACTACAATTAGAATCGGACAGTCACTTGAAATTGACGATAAAACAAAAAAAATCAGAACCAGTGATTCAAATGTGATGTTCTCACAAGAAGAAAAAGATCTATTATTAGCAAATAAGTCATCTGTTAACACTGTTTTTAAAAATAATCCTGGTTTAAATAAAGAAATATATTTTTTGCCAAGAGGATTTTCAGTTTGGATAGATATGTTGGATGGTAGTGATGAGTCTCGACAAATCGCTGGAATGTCAATTTACGGATTGGACTTTAAACTTAATTCCTCCAACTATGGTCCTGAAAATGTTCAATGTTTAATTCAAACAAATGAAAAATTAAACGTAGAATTTCACAATGATAGTGAAGATGAGCCAAATGGCATAAAAATTTCCACGGACAAACGAGGTCATATATTATTCAATCCAAATTTACCAGCTCCTAAAAACGCCGAAGATCCAATTTTACAATATCGACCCGTCTTATACGCTCGATTTACAGAAGTAGAAAATTTTTCTTATACCAGAAAAGGTAAAGTAATATTGTTATTGGGATGTAGAATATTAGTAATGCCTTACGGTAAAATACCTGGCACAGCAATAGCATTATGAACGAATTAAAACAATTACTCTGTACATTTTCTAATAGTAGTCAATATACAGACGCATTAAAAGAAATACCAAAGCAATATACTCTTATAGATAATAAGATCTTTATATTTGCTAACGAAAATAATCTTCGGGAATTATATCTAACATTCAACGTTGAAAAACGTGAACAAATTAATAGATACAAAGGCACCATTAGTATACATCGTAAGAAGCAAACAAATACACTATATACGCTCAACGCAATGAATAAGTTGATTGCTGATGAAAACAATGGAGTATTTGATAAGAGCTTTCAATTAAATTGGAATTTATATAAAAACAGTATTATTTTAACCAATGAAATTGGGGTAAAAATAGTTCCATTAAAATTGTTTTCTATCTCTGAAATTTAATATGTATTTTTGACTTGATTTTGGTCTGCACCTAGTGTAGACTTAGTTTCGAGTTGGTTATACAATCTGGTTTGAGTGAACCAGACGAATTAATTAACTAATTAAACATTAAATATTAAATAATTATGGCATTAGATCTAAGTCGGCTAAAGAGCCGTTTGAGCTCTCTCTCAAACACAAATCAGAAATCAAACTTGATTTGGAAACCAAAGCCTGGGAAACAGGTAGTTCGTATTGTTCCGTACAAGTATGTACCTGATAATCCATTCATTGAACTAAAGTTTCATTACAACATCAACAACAAGACATATCTATCTCCTGATAGTTTCGGTCGTCCAGATCCAATCGTTGAATTTGCTAATCGTCTGAAAAAGACTGGTTCAAAAGAAGATTGGCAGATGGGTCGTAAGATGGAACCCAAGATGCGTACTTTCGTACCAGCTATTATTCGTGGCGAAGAAGGAGAAGGCGTAAAGTTCTGGGGATTTGGTAAACAAGTTTATCAAGAACTTCTATCAATCATCAGTGATCCTGATTTTGGTGATATTACCGATCTAACCAATGGTCGTGATATCGTTGTAGAATTCAAGACAGCTGAAGGTGGAGCTAGTTTCCCAGAAACAAGCATTCGTGTTAAGCCAAATGTAAGTCTCGCGGTAGATCCTAAAAACGCACAGTTGATGGAAGCGTTGAAGTCCCAAGTTAATATTTTGGATCTATTTGAAGAACTATCCTATAACGATCTAAAAGATGTTATGGATAAATGGTTAAATCCAGAAGCTGCTGCTTCTGAGATCGTAACAGAACCAACCGCAAGTGGAGATGACGATGAAGCTCCATTCCCCACAAGCCCCGTGGTCACATCCCAAGCAAAAGCCGTTCAATCACCAAGTACAGCTAAAGCTAAGGGTAAAGATAGTGTAGATCAAGCATTTGATGACTTGTTTAACTCTTAAAAATTAAAAAATAAGCCGGTGGAGTTTTTATAGTCCACCGGCTTTCTATTTATATACGTTATGGCAAAAAAAAGTGTTAGTAAAGATACGGGTCAACGTGACGAACTAATCGAAATGTTGGCAAATGAATTAAATAAAGCAAATAAAGAGGGTGGAAAGATTGCTCATTTTCTAGATGAACAAGACAATCCATCTGAAATCACGGATTGGATTAGCACTGGTTCTTCTATTTTGGATTTGGCAATTAGTAATCGGCCCCACGGCGGATTGCCAGTTGGAAAAATGGTAGAATTTAACGGACTTGAAGGTACTGGTAAAAGTTTGTTATCCGCTCACGTTGTTGCAGATACCCAAAAGAAAGGTGGCGTTGCTGTTGTAATTGATACAGAAAACTCAGCCGCACCGGAATTCTGGAAAAGTCTCGGTGTAGATCTATCAAAACTTCTATATGTTCAATGTGAAACTGTTGAGGATATCTTTGAACAGATGGAACGAATGATTGCTATTGTTCGTAAAAGTGACAAGAATCGAATTCTAACAATTATTGTTGATTCCGTAGCAGCGGCATCTACAAAGGTAGAACTTGAAAGCGATCACGGTAAAGATGGTTACGCTACTGGTAAGTCAATTATTATCAGCAAAGCAATGCGTAAAATTACTACTATGATTGGTCGGCAGAAGGTACTTACAGTGTTTACTAATCAGCTACGTCAGAATCTAAAGGCTATGGCGTTTGGCGATCAGTATGTGGTATCAGGTGGTAAAGCACTTGCTTATCACTGTAGTGTTCGTGTTCGTTTAAATAATACAGGTAAACTCAAGAGGGGTGATGAAGTTATTGGTAACGAATGTAAAGCGGTTGTTGTGAAGAATCGTATGGGTCCGCCACAACGTCAAGCAAGTTTTGATATCTATTTTGATAGCGGAATTGCTGACTATGGTAGTTGGATTAAAGTTCTAAAAGATCAAAGTCTGATTAAACAAGGTGGTGCTTATTACACATACAAGAAGAATGATGGATCCGAATGGAAGTTTCAATCCAAAGACTTTGTGACCGTGATGAAAACAGACAAGGAACTGAGTGAAGAAATTTACTTGAAGATTTGTGATGTTGTAATTATGAAGTACAAAGACTTTAATAGTCAGATCATTGATGATGCTGTCGTAGAGTCAGAAGAAACTTCGGTTAGCGAAGAATAATATGAGCGGATTCAGTTCATCTGAAAAGAAGAAACTGTTCTCCTTGTTTGAAAACATTAAGGAGGGTGTTGGAAGTGACGGTCTCAAAAAGACTACTAATTCTGACATCCTCCTTGTTGATGGCCTTAATACTTACATTAGAAGTTTTATGGCCATTCCGTCACTTAATGAGGATGGATTACACACAGGTGGTATTGCGGGTTTCTTAAAAAGCATTGGATATGCAATTAAATTGCTTTCTCCTACCCGAGTTATTATTGTATTTGATGGTAAGGGAGGAAGTCAGAAACGTAGAAAGATTTATCCAGCTTACAAAAATGGTAGAAAGACAGATATCAGACTCAATCGTAATTATGAAGAACTGTCTTCATCTGAGATAGAATCTGTAAACTTTAAAAAAGAATTGATTCGTACTGTAAATTATTTAGATACTTTGCCTGTTACTATAATGGCAATTGATCAAATAGAAGCAGACGATACAATTGCTTATTTAGCTACAGAAACTTTTAAGGACAGCAATATAACAATTATGTCTACTGATAAAGACTTTTTACAATTGGCAAATGACAAAGTCAAAATTTGGAGTCCTGTCAAAAAGAGAATATTTGGTTGTAAAGAAATATTAGATGAATATGGAGTTACATGTAGTAACTATATTTTATATAGAGTTATGGAAGGTGATGTCAGTGATAATATTCCAGGACTGGATGGCGTAGGTTTGAAGCGGGTAATTAAATCATTTCCTTTCTTGTCAGAAGAACGTCAATATGATTTGAATGAGATTTATAATTACGCAGAAAATAACAAGGGTAAGTATAAAATATATCAGACCGTGTTAGATAACAAGTTACTACTTGAACGTAATCACACGTTGATGCAGTTAAAAGATACGCAAGTACAGTCATTTACACAGTTACGTATAGAAGAAATAATAAAAACTCCTGTACGTAGAATTGATAAAATGAGTTTTACTAAATTGATTACAGAAGACAAAATGTGGAATAATATCCCCAATTATCACATTTGGTTACAAGAATGTTTTGGCAAATTAAATAGTTTTGTAGAATAAAAACGTCGGTTAATAAAAGTTGAAAACCACAAAATTCAGTGGTATAGTAGAGTTATCTTATGGAAAACAAAAAAGCAATTGATTCATTAACAAAATACGGCCGTGACTTCCAAATCAAGTGTATTTCGTGTTTAATATCTGATCGTTCATTTATTGAACGTATCAATGATATTATCGAAGTAGACTTCTTTGAAAGTGATGCAAATAAATGGGTCGTAAAAGAAAGTATAAAGTATTTTAACGAATATAAAGATCTACCAACTTTAACTGTATTCAAGATTAAAGTTGATGAAGTAAACGATGAACTACTTAAAAGAAGCATCGTGGATAATCTCAAATTAGTTTATCAAAAGGTAAGTGATAACGATTTGAAGTTTGTTAAGGAACAGTTCTTGGAATTCTGTAAAAATCAGAAACTAAAGAATGCTATTATTGAAAGTGCTGATTTATTAGCACTTGGTCAATATGATAAAATTAAGAATGTAGTTGATCACGCGATGAAAGCTGGTATGGAACGTAATATTGGTCACGATTATACCGAAGATGTAGAACAACGAATGAGTGTAATGAGTCGTAATTGCGTTAAAACCAATTGGACTGAAATTGATACCATTATGGACGGAGGATTGGCAGCGGGTGAATTGGGTATTATTACAGCTTGTGCTGGTAGTGGTAAGAGTTGGGTACTATCTAAACTAGGCGTTGAAGCGATGAAACAAGGTAAAAATGTAGTTCATTTTACGCTTGAATTGAATGAAAATTATGTTGGACTACGTTATGATGCTTGTTTTACAGGAATTGATTTCCAGAATATTCGTAATAACGTAGACATCGTGAAGAAGAAGATTGCAGAGGTGCCTGGAAAATTGAAGATTAAATATTTTCCAATTAAAACAGTAAGTGCTTATAGCCTTAAAGCTCATTGTGAACGATTGGCTATACTAGGTACTAAAGTTGATCTGATTATTGTAGATTACGCAGATATTCTACGTCCATCGCAAAGTGAACGTAATAGTAACAGTTATAGTGAAGCTGGTGGTATTTATGAAGAACTACGAGGTGTAGCTGGTGAGTTACAAGTTCCTATTTGGAGTGCTTCACAGAGTAATCGGGCTGCTATGGATGAAGACATTATTCAGGCTAACAACATTGCTGATAGTTATCGTAAGATTATGACCGCTGACTTTGTTCTTAGTCTAAGTCGTAAAGTTAACGATAAACAAGCAAATACTGCACGATTCCACGTAATTAAGAATCGTTTCGGCCCGGATGGTTTGACCTTTCCAAGTAAGATGAATGCTAGTTGTGGTGATATTGAAATTTATGGTGAAAATAGCCGTGAGGGTATGAGTATCTTGAATGAAATGATGGATGGTGAAAATCAAGTCAAAAAGGTTCTAAAATCAAAATGGAATGTTCATAACAATGACGAAGAATAACTCATAGTATGGAGCAGACGAAAAACACATAAAAAAATAATAAAAAAGTTATAGACTAAACGCAAAATGAACTATCTAAACAATAGTTATTTTTTACCCGTATGAATAAAGAAATTTTTATAAAGAAACGAAATGGTATCACTGAGAAGTTTAATGCAGATAAAATCAATAAAATTTTACAATGGGCTACTGAAGATATAAAAGGTGTTGGATTTGAAGAAGTAGCGATGAACGCTCATTTGTCGTTCTTCGATGGTATGACATCAAAAGATATCCACGTGATGTTGATTGAAGCCGCGTCTAATCTAATCACAGAAGATAAACCTAATTATCAATTTGTAGCATCACGTTTATTAAATTATCAATTACGAAAAAATGTTTGGGGTGGTAAAAATCCCCCAAAGTTACACGATTTAGTTAAAACTAATATTGATGCTTTGGTTTATGACTCGGATATTTTAAATTGGTATTCCAAACAAGAATTTGACAAGCTAGATGAGTTTTTACGACATGATCGTGATTTTAATTTCACGTATGCTGGTATCAAACAGTTGTGTGATAAGTACTTGGTCCAAAATAGGGCTACTAAGGTAATTTATGAAAGTCCTCAGTTTGCTTATATGCTTATTGCAATGACTTTCTTTAAAGATTATAAAGAAAACCGACTTGAGTATGTAAAGAAAGCTTATAACTACTTTAGTAAACATAAGATCAATTTACCCACACCAATTATGGCAGGCGTAAGAACTCCAATGAAGAGTTATGCCAGTTGTTCACTGTTCACAGTCGATGATGATCTACGTAGTATTTTCAGCAACAATAGTGCGGTTGGGTTTGCTACAGCTAGTCGTTATGGCATTGGATTGAATTTATCAAGACTACGTGCTACAAACGCTCCAATTCGTAATGGTGAAGTAATGCATACAGGTCCAATTCCATTTGCTAAATCATTTGAAGCTACAGTAAAGAGTTGTCACCAGAATGGCATTCGTGGTGGGAGCGCAACTGTAAATTTCGCTTGGTTCCATTATGATATTCTAGATATTCTTGTATTGAAGAATAATCAAGGTACAGATGATAATCGAGTTCGTAAGTTAGATTATTGCGTGGGTCTTGATAAACTAATTTTTGAACGTTTCTTGAAGAATCAAGACGTTACACTATTTAGTTATCACGAATGCCCTTCACTGTGGAATACATTTGGAATGGAAGGATTCAGAGAAAAATATGAAAAGGCTGAAGCTAACAAGAATCTCAAGTTCAAGAAGAAAGTACCTGCACGTGAATTGATGGGTCTACTTGCTAAAGAGCGTCTTGAAACTGGACGTATTTATACAATGTTCGTGGATCACGCAAATGAACACGGTAGTTGGTTGGATCAAGTGGATACAAGCAATCTTTGCCTTGAAGTGCATCATCCGTTAATTCCTATTTATGACGTTAATGATCAAAAAGGAGAAATTGGAGTCTGTGTATTGGCAGCATTGAATTGGTTAGAAATTAAAGATGATACTGAAATGGAAAATGTATGTGACATCATTGTCAGAATGTTGGACGCTTTGATTGATCACCAAGAATATTTCGTACCAGCAGCAAAGAACTTTGCTACTAAACGTCGTAGTCTTGGTGTGGGTGTAAGTAACTTGGCTGCTCTATTGGCTAAAGAAGGATTGAAGTATTGGGATGAAAAAGCTCCAAATTTCGTATCTAGATGGATGGAAAAGACCAGTTACTATCTAATCAAAGCAAGTGTTGAAATGGCAAAAGAAATTGGTAAGTGTGAAAAGTTTGATCGTACTAAATTTAGTCAAGGTATTCTTCCTATTGATACTTATAAACGGGACATTGATGAATTTATCACTGAACCTTTACATATGGATTGGGAAGCTTTACGTGAAGACATCAAGAAGTATGGTATGAGACATTCTACTCTTACTGCTTGTATGCCTGTAGAATCAAGTAGTGTAATTCAAAGTAGTACCAATGGTATTGAACCCCCCCGTAGTGCTATTAGTTTCAAGGGAAGCAAGAGTAACATTTTGCCTGTGGTGGTTCCAAATATTGATAAGTACAAGGATAATTATACTTTTGCTTTTGATATGCCAAATAATGAAGGATATTTGAAGGTAGCTGCTGCTATTCAAAAGTTCACAGATATGAGTATCAGTACCAACACGTACTATATTCCGTCCCGTTATGAGAAAAACAAAGTGCCTGTAGAGGTTGTTATTAAAGATATTTTGTTGGCATACAAGTATGGATTGAAGAATCTATATTATGCTAATACAGATGATGGTGATAAACAAACAGCCATGGAAACAAAAACGGTTGATGAAAAACCAATAGTACAAGAATCCGATTGTGAAAGCGGAGCTTGCGCTCTATAATAAAAAAATATATATGAAAACTGTACTAAATAAGAAAAACATAGATCAGTTGCGCAACCCAATGTTCTTGGGAGAAGATCTATCACTTCAGCGATATGATAAGATCAAATATCCAAAGTTTTATGATTTGTACGATCAACAACTAAATTTCTTTTGGCGACCCCAAGAAGTTTCGTTGGTGAAGGATATTAGTGATTACAAGAATCTTTCTGCTGAGGAACGATTTGTTTTTGACAGTAATTTAAAGTTTCAAACTATGACTGATAGTATGTTGAGTCGTAGTATTCACGAACTAATGAAGCACGTTACAAATAGTGAATTAGAAATTTGTATGAATGCGTGGAGTTTCTTTGAAACTATTCACAGTAACAGTTATACATACATTCTTAACAATGTTTATCCAGATGCTACCAAGTTCTTTGATAGTGTCTTAGAAGACGAAGAAATTGTGAAACGTGCTAAAGCTATTAGTAAGAAGTATGATGAACTATTAACGCCGTCGGATGATATTAAACAACAATTGTTTGATGCTGTATTGGCAACTCAAATTACTGAAGGGTTGATATTCTATGTATCATTTGCTTGTAGTTTTTACTTTGGATATCGTGGAAAGATGGAGGGTAACAGTAAGATTATTAAATTTATCAGTAGAGATGAAAATCTTCACGTAGCTATTACCCAGAACATTATGAAGAATTGGATAAATAATCCGGAAGAAGGATTCCAAGATATTGTTAAGAAAAATGAAGATAAGATATATGCTGCTTATGAAATGGCGGTAAATGCTGAAAAGGATTGGGCAGATTATCTATTTAGTAAAGGTAGTTTGGTTGGATTGACGGCGGAAAGTTTGAAACATTATATTGAATGGTTGGCTAATAACAGATTAACAAGTATGGGATATAAGAAATTGTATCCAGCTGCTAAGACCAATTTACTATCTGGGTGGTTAGATAGTTACTATGATAGTAAAAAACTTCAAGTAGCCCCCCAAGAAACTGAATTGAGTAGTTATGTTAAAGGAGTTGATAACACGATCAGTGAAGGTGCATTTGACGACTTCAAATTGTAATTGTAAATAATTAAAAAATATAACGAGTACTTTAACGAGTACTCGTTTTTTATTATATTTATATCCATCTCGATCAATTTATATTATGGAATCCATTTTTGTATACCTAGAAAAAATATTAGTAATAAGTGCAGCCGGCGGCGTTTTATTCGGCGCATTCAAATGGGTATTTACATTGAATCGGAATGTAAAAGAAATATTAAAAGAAGTCAAACCCAATTCGGGCACATCGTTAAAAGACCATGTAGATAAGATAAACAAGCAGGTTAGTCACGATAGTAATTTGATTAAGACTATATGCACACGACAAAAATGGATATTAGATAATAGACCGGAACCAATATTTGAATGTGATACCGATGGTAAATGTACGTGGGTAAATGAAAAATATTGTCAATTATTAAAACACGATGTAGATTATTTCTTAGGTAATGGGTGGAAAAATGGTATCTTTAGTGAAGATTTGGAAATGGTTGAAAAAGAATGGGACAGATCTATTAAAGATAAAAGAAGTAGTATTACTATATACAGAATGATTGATAGAGAGGGTACTATATACCACGTTAAAGCAGTAGCTACCAGAAATGATAGTCATGGGTACATTGGGCATATAGAAATATTAGACGATAAAAAAGATTAATAATTGACCATCAAGTACTATTTATATGTATATTAATATGAAGTCTTCTAAAGAATTAGTCAATAAACTGGTAAAAGAAACATTGGAGCAAAAATATACAAATGCTTCGTCTTCTTGGAGTGATTTAATCGACGGATTATCAAAAGAAATTAAGAAGCCTATTGAACTCGATGATGCTGGTAATTACAATGTATGTGATTGTGAACCACATCACATTAGTATTAGACCAATAGTACACGGTATTTGTGATATTCAAGCATTCAGAGACGGAAGTGATAGAACAAAGAAACTTTTTATGAAATTTGAAGATGTTAAGAAATTCGTAAAAGAATACTTAAAATCTGATATTACAAATTATGTAGATAGTGCTTTGGGTAAGGGAGTTGAAAATACCAAAGATAAACAAGGTGGTAAAAAAGCTGATAAACAATCTGAATCTGAAGAAAACGTAGTTAACCCACAAAAAGGATTCAAAATTGTAAAGAATGTTAAGGTCGAGAATATGAACGATCCAAAAGATGATCCTACTCAACCAATGCAAGCTGTTGGAGAATTCGCTAAACAAGGTGATCATAAACCAAAGAAAGCGGAATATAACCCACCTACATTACCAAAACATCTTCAAAAATTGGTTATTAAATATACAAAAGCAGGTAAAGCCAAAAAGAAGTAGTTGACAATTTCTCAAATTTGATATACTATAAAGGTATACCTAAAAAAGGATAAATATGACAAAATTAATTACTATCGCCGCATTGAGTGCAACTCTATCTTCCCAAACATTTGCTGGCGATAGAGAATGGGCTACAGTTGGTAAAGTATTGACCGGAGTTGCAGTAATTCACGTTATTGATAGAATTGTAAATCCCCCAACACAAGTTGTATATGTACAACCACAACCAGTGGTTTATGCACAGCCTGTAGTAGTACATCCTCAACCAGTAGTATATTATCAACCTGCTCCTGTTGTATATGTACATCCCCAACCAGCAGTAGTTGTGTATGGTGGATGGGGTCGTCCAGTATATCACTATCATCATCATTAATAATATTATTTTAATATAACCCAAACCACCGTAACTGGTGGTTTTTTTATTTTTCCAGTTGACTTCTTATATATCCGTGGTAAGATGATTTTACGGTAAGAAAACTTATGAAAAACAAAAACTCGTTTAATCTGGTTACTGGCAAGGACTTCAATATCAAGGCTTATCTTGACACTTGTGTAAATCTACGTCCATCTTCTTTGATTATGGATGATCTCAAGTGGAAGTATATGGTACGTAGTGCTATTCGTGGCAAGAACATTCTGCTTCTTGGTCCAACTGGTTGTGGTAAGACTCTAGCAGCGCAAACTGTTGCTAAGGCTATTGGTCGTGAAGATAACTTCTTCTATTTTAATCTGGGTGCTACACAAGATGCTCGTAGTGCTTTGATTGGCAACACTCACTTTGATAAGAAGACTGGTACTCTATTCAAGGAGTCTAGTTT